AATTAACAAGGAAATATAAAACGAATTCTTTACGGGTGTAAAGATGTAATAAAACTTGGAGGTTATTATGCCAAACTGGTGTGAAAACAATGTGATGATTCATCATAAAAAAGAAGACAAAATAAATGCGATTGCTGAAGAATGTAAGAAAGATAATCCTAGATTGTTTAACTTCATTAAGCCTGAGCCTGATTGGTTGACTACACCCAATGACAAAGGTCAGCTACCAAAACTAAAAGATATTAAAAACAGCAAGGGCGAGTTTGTTATGCAAGTCAGGGAGTTTCCTGATGGAAGCCATGATGAAAGATGGTATGACTGGAACTATGATAATTGGGGAACTAAATGGGATGTATCAGAATTTTTAGACCATGAGTTCATTGTGAACAAGCAAGGATCAGAATACTGTTTAGAACTTTCTTTTTGGACGGCATGGTCTCCACCAATCGCCATTTACGAAACTCTTTTTGAGAGAGGTTTTGGCATTAGTGCTGATTACATTGAAAGAGGAATGGGATACGTTGGTACATGGATTAATGGAGAGGATCTAGAGTATAAGTTTGATGACGAAAGTATGCCTAAAGAACTCAAAGAAATGGTCGAGATTCCAGGATACTTTTAACATCATAAATTAATTAATAGGAGACTAAAATGAGCAGAATAACATATAAAAATAATATTCAAGTGAATCATGCACTACCCAAAACATACGAAAGGATAGAATGGCATGATGAATTTGACAATGAACATATTAAAAAATATCCAAACCATAGATTCGGTTTATATGTTGTAAGCAATGATGACAATATAGAGGAACATTGGTTTGATTGTAAGCGAGAAAGAGATTGCTGGGAGGAAGATCATGAGTAGCAATACAGGAGAATGGTGTTGTACAGAGTGTA